TATTGCTGAACAATTTTGGACTTCTATTACACCTACACTATCAACTGGTGGTAAAGCAATTATCACTAGTACTCCAAATAGCGATGAGGATCAATTTGCTCTTATTTGGAAAGGTGCTAATAAAACAGAAGATTCATATGGCAATCAAACAGAGTTAGGTGTAAACGGATTTAGAGCATATAGGGCACATTGGACTGAGCAACCAGGTCGTGATGAGAAGTGGGCTGAATCAATGAAAGCCCAATTAGGAGAAGATAGATTCCGTCGTGAAATAGGCTGCGAATTTATTATCGCAGATGAAACTCTTATTAGTCCTAGTACATTAATTGATTTAGAAGGTATTGAGCCTATAACTCGCATGGGTCAAGTTCGTTGGTATAAAAAACCTGAGAAAGGTAATATTTACGCAGTAGGATTAGATCCAAGTTTAGGAACAGGTGGAGATCCTGCTGCTATACAAATTTTTGAGGCTAATACTACCACCCAAATTGGGGAATGGAAACATAATAAAACAGATATACCCAATCAGATTAAATTATTAGCACAAATAAACAAGTATATCGTAGAGTGTACAGGAGAAACTGATAATCTATATTATAGTATAGAGAACAATTCTATTGGTGAAGCTTCTCTAATATCATTAGCAGAATATGGTGAAACTAATATACCAGGTATTTTTTTAAGTGAGTCAGGCAAAAAGCGTAGAGGATACAATACTACACAAAAGTCTAAAATCACTGCCTGTGCTAAATTTAAAACATTATTAGAAAGTAAGAAAATGAAAATTCACAGCAAAAGTTTAATATCAGAATTAAAGACTTTTGTTGCTAGTGGTGGTAGTTATGCGGCTAAGATAGGTGATACTGATGATTTGATTATGGCATCATTGCTAACAGTTAGAATGCTACAATCTTTAAGTGATTACTATCATGACTTGGGAGAACAAATTCGTGACCATGATGAATACATTCAACCATTACCATTCTTCGCCGTCTTAAGTTAATACAAAGATAAATACTATATGCCCATTAAAACAGAATCATTAAACCGCGAGTTATACAAATTACTCAAGGTACGGGGTTACGATCCTATACCAAAAGGTAGTGATGGAGAAACAGTACCTGTGCCTGACGAAGCTGAAGTTTTTAAGTTTACTTTCAAAAAAGATGGTAAACCAGTAGACACTGCTTGGGTAACTATTGATAGCAATCAAGATTTAAAAATATACTATGATGATAGTATTGCTGATTCAACTAATGAAGATTTAGAATCAGGCTCTTTTGATGACAGTTGGACTGGGTTTTTACAACAGTTAAAGATGTGGAGTCAACGCCGACAGTTAGGCTTTGACACTGAAAATAAAGACCATTTATCTAGTGATATGGCACAGAGGGATCATATGAAAAAGAAAGAAAACATAGCAGAAGGATATTATCCAATGGGCAAACAAGCAAGTTATAGCGACGCTATCCCTAGTGTCAAAATAATATTACAACATAACCGTAAACTTGAAGAAGGTGAACAGCGTTATCGTAATATTTCTAGAATTTTCGTTGAAAATGCTAATGGCGAACGCTTTTTACTTAACACTACTAAGCCAGGTCTTGCCCGAGTATATGCTAGACATATCGCAGAGGGTGGCACACCATATGATGACCGCGCTAGTCATATTCAATCATTGGTTGAAGAATATGAAAAAATGGCAGGATTTGTCCGTGCAACCCGCAATGGACAGTTTAATGAAAGCACCCAACGCTTAGTACTAGAAGGTGCTAATCATTATCAATCATTAAGAGAAACGCTAAGCCGTATGACAGGTCGTCGCGGATACAACATGTATTTTGAAAGTTGGACTCCTGCTCTAATGGAAGATGATAGTGAAGTTTCAGGTATTAATGAATTATTCGTTCAGGAAACACTGGATCCTAGAATTGAAAATGCTATGCCAATTCTTAAGAAATTGCACAAGAAACTTGGTGAGATGAAAGAAGTTACTCAATTAGAAGAGTGGGCCGATAGTTTAGTAAATGAATATAAGCAGGGTGATGACAGTGGGTATATTCAATTATTACAAAGCAAATTAAAAGCAGGCAAGCCACTAACTCCCCAAGAAAAAGAAAAACTTAAAGCATATCTATCTGCTAAACAAATGGGATTAAGTGAATATAAACAAGACGATAACAGTGGTTATATTCAGTTATTACAAAGCAAATTAAAAGCAGGAAAGCCACTAACTCCCCAAGAAAAAGAAAAACTTAAAGCATATCTTGCGGCTAAACAGTTAGGTCTAAAAGAAGAAGGTGATAGTGGTCAAACAGCACTTAATCCAGTTGGTATTCCTGAAGATGAACTTGATGAAGGCAAGGGCGCTATAAGAAAATTCTTAGCAGGTTTAGGAATCATAGGTGCTTTAGGAGCGCATATCAGTAGTGAAGACGAAGCCATAATACAAAGAATGGCTGTAAAGTATGACCAAGCACAGACTCCACAAGAGAAAGCACAAATCAAACATGACATTGAAAGAGTTACTAAAGGTAGTTTAGTCAAAGAAGAAGATATGGAAGAAAGCGGATTACAGGCATATCTTGGTAATAAGAAATATGGCAAAGAAGGTATGGATGCTTTACGCAAAGCAGGCCGTGATGGTGCTAGTAAAGAAAAAATGGCATCAATTCGTTCTAAGTATGACAAACTAGATGAAGTTGAAATGGACGAAGGATTAGATGCTAACCAAAAGCGTGTAGGACAATTAGGCCCAACCGAAAAGGTAGGACCTAAAGGCGCAGTTGGTAAACTAGTTGGTGCTAATGAAAATTTTATCAATACAGTTGACCAAGCAGTAACGACTGAAGGTGTAGAAGAATTGGCTGCACTCAAACGATTATTGGGTAAATAACTTTCTAAAAAACCTCACTTTTTAGTGAGGTTTACCATATTCGGCATAAATACACTTGACGCAGCATGAAAGTTGTTATATACTTAGTACTGTGTTAGTTGTCTCCTGACAACGACATTTAAATCATATTTAGGCTCAAATTAGGCACATTTTTAAGGAGAAAACAAATGGCAAGTCTAGCAGAAATCCGCGCTCGTATTTCAGCGCAAGAAAACAAGTCAACCAAGGGTTCTAACACCCAATCAGATAACGCAATCTACCCCCACTGGAACATGGATGAAGGTACTTCAGCTACTCTTCGTTTCCTTCCAGATGCGGAATCAAAGAATGAATTCTTTTGGGTAGAGCGGGCTATGATTAAACTCCCATTCAACGGAGTTAAAGGCGATTCTAATACTAAACAAATTCAGGTACAAGTCCCATGCGTAGAAATGTATGGTGATAACTGTCCTATTTTGGCAGAAGTTCGTCCATGGTACAAGGACGAAAGTCTTAAGGAAATGGCTAACAAGTATTGGAAGAAACGCAGTTATATTTTTCAAGGGTTTGTTCGTCAAAACCCTATTCAGGATGACAAGACTCCTGCGAATCCTATTCGTAGGTTTATTATCAGCCCACAGATTATTCCTATTATCCGTACTGGTTTGATGGATCCCGAGATCCTAGAACTTCCTACTGATTATGTTCGTGGATTAGATTTTAAAATTATTAAAACCAGCAAAGGTGGTTATGCTGACTACAGTACCAGCAATTGGTCTCGTAGGGAAAGCGCACTGACCGAAGCCGAGCAACAAGCAATTGAAACATATGGTCTTTTCAATTTAGTAGACTTCTTACCCAAGAAGCCTAGTGAGGCTGAATTGCGTGTTATCAAAGAAATGTTTGAAGCAAGTGTTGAAGGCCGTCCATACGACAATGATCGTTGGGGAGCATACTATCGTCCATATGGTCTAGAAGCACCTGCAGGAGCAACCGCGGTAGAAACACAGGCGACTACTAGTAGCGCACCCGCAACAGCACCCGTAGCAGATCCACATGATGACCATGATGATGAAGCATCCAGCCCAGTTGTAGTTCCCAAAAATGCTCAAAGCGATAAAGCGCAAGACATTTTGGCAATGATCCGAGCTAGACAGAAATCTGCGTAATAGGAGTTAGGGAGCATATGCTCCCTTACTTAGGAGAATTCCCATGACACTACCAGACGAAAGATTCCGAGCCCTTAAGCAAGGCAAAAAACTACTTGAGGAGTTATGTGACCCAGGTCGCACTCCTCGTGTTCCCAGCTTAGTCAGGGATAAGGCAAGGGCTGCTCTGAGACATTATCCTAGCGATTACGAATTAGACCGTATTGCGGATCAATGTCCAGATATCCTTGACAAATTATCGTTTGCTGATAAACTATATGCTAGTGGAATACACAAATAATAAGGAAATGAAAATGACAAAATTGAACAAACTAGAAAAAGTAAACGAATCGTTTACTGTGAACCGTTATGATAATGGCTACATGATTGAAGTAACTGGTCGTGACCACGAAAATGATTGGAAAACTTGTAAGATCCTTTGTACTTCAGATGAAGAATTGTTTGAGGTAATCAAAGAAGCATTGGCAATGGAATTGGATAGTTAAGATGGCCAAACCCTTTGATGTATCAAAATTTAGAAAAGAAATTACAAAGTCTATTGAAGGACTATCTATAGGATTTAATGATCCAACTGATTGGGTCAGTACAGGAAATTATGCTCTCAACTACCTCATTAGTGGTGATTTTAATAAAGGCGTTCCTCTTGGAAAGGTTACTGTCTTTGCCGGAGAAAGCGGGTCAGGCAAAAGCTTCATCTGTGCAGGAAACCTAGTCCGTCATGCACAACAACAAGGTATCTTCGTAGTATTGATTGATACTGAAAATGCACTTGATGAAGCATGGCTACATGCATTGGGTGTAGATACAAGTGAAGATAAACTATTGAAGTTAAACATGGCCATGATTGACGATGTGGCTAAAACTATCAGTAAGTTTATGGCTGACTATAAAGTATTACCAGAAGCCGAAAAGCCTAAAGTTATGTTTATTATTGATAGCATTGGTATGTTACTAACACCCACTGATGTTAATCAATTTGAAGCAGGTGATATGAAAGGTGACATGGGTCGTAAACCCAAAGCATTGACTGCATTGGTTCGTAACTGTGTTAACATGTTTGGTAATCATAATGTTGGTCTAGTCGCTACTAATCATACATATGCAAGTCAGGATATGTTTGACCCAGATGATAAAATCAGTGGTGGTCAAGGGTTTGTATATGCATCAAGTATTGTTGTTGCTATGAAAAAACTCAAACTTAAAGAGGATGAGGATGGTAATAAAGTAAGTGAGGTTCGTGGTATTCGTAGTGCTTGTAAGATTATGAAAACCCGTTATGCTAAACCCTTTGAAAGTGTTCAAGTTAAAATTCCCTATGAAACAGGAATGAGCCCCTATAGTGGATTGTTGGATCTACTAGAAAAGTCAGGATTACTTACTAAAGAAGGTAATCGGTTGTCTTATACAACAACTGACGGCGAAATTTTGAAATTTTTCCGTAAAGGTTGGGAAGCAAACGATGACGGTTGTTTAGACAAAGTAATGATTGATTTCCCGAAAAAATCTCAAAATAAAATAAGTACAGTAGTTACCGAAGAGGAACCTACTGAATAATATATTTTACTTTTTAGGAAAAAAACTATGGATTTGAATTTTATTGCAGAAGTATGGAACGTATTGAAATTTCACCTTGAACCCAGTGAAGTAAAGGTAGCGGCAGAAAATTTAGTTGATTTGCTAATCAATAATGATTATGAATCAGAAGATATTAAGGAAGCTTTCAGAGATGAAAGATCCGTACTAACCGCATTGAAAAATAATATTGAAGAATTGGATCAACTTGATGATATTTATGATGATCCATATGATGATGTTTATGATGACGATGATTGGCGTTAAATGAATTGGTATACGAAAATATCGCAAGACCTTTCCGTTATACCTGATTTCATAACATACTACGAATTAGAATTAGTTTCATCTAAAAAAGAGGTAACAATATACGGCAATGTTGAAAAAAACATTGCTGGTTTACCTGGTATCACTGAGCATAGATTTAACCAGCTTCAAGAAATTGAGGCTGTGTTAAATTTCCTCAATATTAAACTTAGGCAAATTCGCCGAAAACATTTTCAAAAATATTTAGAAGCGTATAATAGAGCATTGACTAGCCGTGATGCTGAAAAATATGTTGATGGTGAAGATGAAGTTATTGATTTTGAAACACTTATTAATGAAGTAGCCTTGTTAAGAAATAAATGGTTAGGTGTTATGAAAGGATTAGAATCAAAAAACTTTATGCTAGGCCATGTAGTTCGTTTAAGAGCAGCCGGCATGGAAGACATTCAAATAGGATAAAAAATGTCAAATATTAATAATATTAACGCTATTAGAGGATTATCTAATCCTCAAGGATTAGTATCTAATCTTCAAGGATTATCTAATCCTCAAGGATTAGTAGGGCAATATAATGCTTATGGTGCTACAGCACTGGCTACTAGCCAGTTGAATTTTAATAATATAGCATCACTTCCAGCTATTAATTTAAATGATATATTAAAAATTCAGCCTTATAGCACAGACCATGTGAAAAAATATGAAATTATTGAAACTACCGAAGATGCCCTTGTAGTTAGTGTAGCACATAAACGGTTAACTTCTACTAAAAATTATCGTAGTGGGATTCCTCTTAGAAATATGTTAGATTCGCAAATTTTTGATAACATTACTGATGAGGATCGAGAAATTGCTAATAAAATACGCACTTATTACGCTCATCAATTTGTAATGTGGACTTTAAAGGGTATTAGACTTACTAAATTTAGAGACTGTTTGAATACTTATATCAATGGTGATGGTAAACGTTTTAAAGAAGAATTTGTTCCTATCATAGCCAAACTACCATATTTTCATGAATATGATATTCAATTAGATGAAATTAAAAGATCCATTGATAGTGAAATTAATATTGATAAAAGTTTACAAATAACGGCACATAGTATGACTCCAATCAAATCGCTGGTCCGTAAAAATAAACGAATTAAGTGTATTGAATATTGGCTTAGTGATACAAACAATCACGCTTATAAGATTCAAATAGAAATCAACAATCCATTGCAACATTTGTGGGATAATATTTTTAAACAAGAAATGAAAATTACTGGTATCGGCGTACCCAAACGCAGGGATGATTTTAAATATTACCAATTGTTACAGTGGTCTATGGCTTGACAGGAAATCAAGTTTGCACTATACTAGACTTTTGATGGAGAACACATGAGTAGACTAGCATTTATCGGCCGTCCTTGGGTGGCATTTGAAGCAGCAAATCCACAGCACCGTGAGTGGTTTGCAGAATTTCGGAAGTTAGGCACTTGGGGCAAATGCCCTGTGCGATTCATCATTCCGGACGATCACGGTGATCTTATCACTATGATCCAACGACGGTTGATTGATTTTTATGTAGGTAAAGAATTTGGATCAACACATGGCTAGGATAATCCTAAGTTGTGGGCATGAGGTATTTGATTTTAAACATTCACATCATACCATGACCAAAGGCTCAGATCGCTATGGCGAACGGGCCATTGTATATCAAACAGTTTGTGGACCGTGTGAAGATCGTTATAGACAACAGGGTCAGATTTTTGACTTTGAAGAAGTGGCATATCAATGGGTTAGTAAAGGTCAAAAATAAGGATTATACAAATGGAAAAAGTTATCCGTGATGGTAAAGTTGCTGTATTATATAGCCCGGGCTACGGCGCTGGTTGGTATAGTTGGCATGATATCCCTGAACTGATCTACGACCCGGTGGTTGTAGAAATGGTCGAGAATCTAACCCCTTCGCTAGACATTGTAATATATTGTAAAGATAGATATCCTGAGGGTTACTATGGTGGTGCCGAAGACTTGACCATCTATTGGATCGAAGAGGGAGAAGAATTTATTATCGAAGAATATGATGGATCAGAGAGCATCCGATTCAAATCTCAAATATCGTGGCTCACGGCCTAGGTTGACATTAAATCTACGATAGCGTATACTTAAGGTATACACTGAGAAAAGGAAGTTAGATATGAGTGCAATGGGCAGGCTTTATACAGAAATTCAAGAACTCTTGGAAGACGGAGTATTCCCGACGGTGATTGCAAGTAGGCTTGATATTCCTTTAAGTTGGGTTGATCAGATCCGCATGGATTTGGATGAGCCCGATTTTCCCTATGATAGTGAGGAACAATTTCAAGATTACGATTCGGCCTTCTAAGGTTGACAATAATTGGATTCCTCTGTATAATAAATTCATACACTGAGAAAACGGAGTTGTTATGAGGATGCTAGAAAAGGAAACCGAGTTCAAAAGCGCGGGTTACTATGCATGGTGTGCTTCTAGGGACGCAAGTATGCGTAGTGCAGTCAACGCCAGCCGGTTCAGTAACGATCAAAAACTTCGGGCCGACCGAGTAAAATTGGCCTTAGAGTTGGTCTATACGGCTAAGGAAGTGTCAATCACTAACTGCCAAAAATGGATCCGTGTTAAGGTGCATGGTGGGACGGTCCGTGACAAACGGGCTCTCCGATTGTTGGAAAGCGATTGGGCCGCACAAGGGATCCAAAAAAACATCACGCCTCAAGGCGTGATTTATCGTGTTGCTTAAAAACAACAAGCCCAAAATTTGACAATAATTGGATTCCTCTGTATAATAGATTCATACACTGAGAAAACGGAGAAACAAATGGCTTATATTGATCAAGACCGTAAAGCGAAATTGGCCCCTACAATCAAGGCAATCTTGACCAAATATGAGGTCAAGGGTTCGCTAAGTGTTCGTAATCACAGTACACTGGTTCTAACCCTGAAGTCGGGGAAAATTGATTTCATCGGCAGTAGCAACCGAGTTTGCGGTAATGATTTTTACCAAGTTTCTCGTGGGTTCAAGCCGAACACCTCGGGCTACTGTGATGTTAACCCTTATTGGTACAAGGATCACTATGACGGCGTTGCACTGTCCTTTCTCAAGGAAGTGATTGTAGCCATGAACGATGGCAACCACGACAATTCAGATATTCAATCTGACTATTTTGATGTGGGTTGGTACATTGATGTCAATGTTGGTAAGTGGGATAAGCCTTACATTGTTGAAGCCTAATCAGGCACACAAGGAGAACACCGTGGGTTACAAAGTTTTGGCAGACAAATTTCAGATGGACGAGATGCGTACCAAATACGGTCCCCGTAAGGGTCTTGAAGGTCCGTTCAATTTCTCGGGTCGGGTTCTGTATTATGATACGAAGGAGGGTCAGTACTATGATCCTCGGTCGGACTTCTATGTGGAACAGGCCGAGATGGATCTGATTCACTCCCGTATCACTGATATCCTTAAGGCTTAAAATGTATAATTTACTGTACATTGTAAATTTTGTGTTTATGGGCGCTTATGCCGATTTGTCCTCATGCCAAAATGCACTATATGAAATTTACGCTACTAAGATGAATATCCCTGGACAGAGGAACTCTGAATTGGATAAGGTTATCCAACTTCAATTGAAAGTAGATAAAAGTTTTGTCTGCGTACCAGTGAAAAAAATTGACAATAAATAGATTTGGGCGTATACTATATTCATACACTGAGAAAACAGGAGCAGATATGAAAATCGTCATCAACACTCAAATCCGTGAAAACTACGGTAGCACCCTCACTCCTTACTGGAAGTTCAAGGGTGGGGACGTTTACATTGTCCCTAACCTCACCCCCGCGCAGGTCCTCAAGGTCAAGGAGTCGGGTATCCCGACCTTGACCGCCCTGATCGAAACCCGTAACGCAGGTTTTGAGGAGTACGTGGTTGACTGGTATATCGCTGAGGATGGTGACAAAGCTTGCCAAGAATGGGAGACCCCGTTTGAACTCCGTTATACCGATGGCAAGTGGGTTGCTAGCCGTGTCATTGATAATGACGGCTACATGCGCCGTGAGGTTGTTAGCAAAACCGAGCAGTATGATATGTTTCCTGGCGGTGAGCGTGAGAACTACAGCACAGTGTTTATGATGCGTAACGGCGACATTGTTCCTGGTAAAATGGTTAATGAATATTTGACAAAGGCCGCTTAAGGTAGGTATTGAATAATGAAAACCGCTTTTTATGTACGTTGCGCCGAGTGTCAGGAGCAACATTATGTGGATGAAGTAGAATTCCTTAATGTAGAGGAAGATTACATCGGCCGTGATATTATGCATTTTGTCTGCCCAAAGACATTGCAAGAAACTCAATCATTAGTGTATAAAGAATAAATGGAATTGAAGAATGTTTGATTGCCTAATATTAGGAGATAGTATTGCTGTAGGCCTACATAGACAAATGCCTCAATGTGAGTCATTAAGTAAAGGTGGATGGAATACCTCTCAATGGAATCGAGATTACCTCAAGAATGATTTAACTGCTAAGACGGTTATTATCAGTTTGGGCAGTAACGATTACAAAGGCATCAATGCTAAAACAGAGTTACAACGTATTAGAGAAAAGGTTAATGGTCAAGTGTTTTGGGTACTACCTGCTATTAAACCTAATATACAAGGTATCGTAAGAGATATAGCAAAAGAATACGGTGATACCGTAATTCCAATTGCTCATGTACAAAGTGATGGTGTTCATCCCAGTTTAGAAGGTTATAAACAAATTGCCAAGGCTGTAAAATGAAGGAGTTGAGTCGTGAACGAACTATTTGAACAACTTGCTATTGATTGTGCCGGTCAAAAAGAATGGGACTTTCCCAAACCTCCAGCATCTTTTACTTTCAATCGTGAAGAACTGATCAAATTCTACAAGTGTATTGTCTACGATGTTCTAAGCGAAT